GCAATGTTTGAACTTGTATGATGAGATTAATCGGTTAACGAAGTTATTGATAACGAGTGATGATGACAAGGAGATAATGCGGATAAGCAAGAAGTTGGATGTATTCAACAAGATAGTTACGTTGTATAAGAATTCGAGTGACACTGTAAACAAGATGAGCAGTATAGTTAGTTTAGGTGGTGGAGACAGGGAAGAGGATGAGGATGGCAATATAGAGGTAGACGGGATAGACATAAAGATAGTTCGATGAGGATAGATTTGAACATACCGTTAAAGGAGAAGCAGGCGTACATGTATAACATGTTGATGTCGAGGAGGTATCGTGAGTTTTTGTTTTACGGGGCGTCACGAAGTGGGAAGACGTTTGTGATAGTATATTTTTTGATAGTACAGTGTATAGTTTATGGGGCGAATTGTTTGGTATTGCGGAAGACGTTTCAGAGTTTGTTGGATGGGATGTTGAGTCAGACAGTACCGGCTGTATTGAAAGCGATAGCCACACATAACAAGTTATCGAGTATAGATGTCTTGCGGGTAAGGGGGACGAAGTTTTGCAGGTATGTAAACAGCAAGCAGTCCTTGATATTTTACAATGGACATTACATAAAGTTTTTCTCTATGATGGGGAAGAACAGTAAGGATGCGAGCAGCAAGTATGACACGATATTATCTACCGAGTGGGGGCATATTTTTGCGGATGAGATCAGTGAGTTGACGTGGCAGCCGATAAGTAAGTTATACAGTCGATTATGTCAGTTATTGAAGGATGATTTTCCCAATTACATGTTGTTTGCGTTGAATCCGTCTTTGAAGAGTCATTGGAATTACAAGCGTTTTTTCAAGCATGAGGAGATAGGGACGAATAAGAGTTTGCCCAAGAGTATTACGGACAGGTTTTTTGTTATAAAGTTCAGTATGGGGGATAATGACGGGAACATATCATCCGAGTACAGGGCAACTTTGGAGAATGCTTCGAGGATGGACAGGAAGCGCTTTTTGGAGGGGGATTATTATGATGAGAGTGAGGGAGAGATTTTCACGTGCATCAATTGGGGTAAATTGCCTGATTGGGAGAGTTTCAGGAAGCTTTTGATCTACATAGACCCTTCTGCCAAGGACACGGCGAGGAATGATTACAAGGCGGTAGTGCTTTTAGGCATAACGAATAACAGTGTATGGTTGATAGGGGTATATGCTGTACAGGGGAGTACTTATGAGATGCTGGAGGGGTTGTATGATTTGTACATGATGCCTCCCTATCCGCCTGACATTGTGATAGAGAACAAGCAGATTCCTTTTGATTTCGAGGATACGATAACGGCCTTTGAGGAGGAGAAGGGGGTTATATTTCCGATAGAGAAGGACAACAGGAACAACGGCAACAAGTTTTTGAACATTGAGTCTACATTAGAGCCCATGTTCAGGAATCACCGTTTTTGGTTCAACGAGGAGATGAGGGACACGGAGATGGGGGATTTGGCTGTTGATCAGTTCATCAATTTCTCTTATTCCTCCAATGAGAAGGATGATATTCCGGATGCGGTGGCCAAGGGGACATCCCTTATAAACCGGTACAAGATAACTCATGATACGGAGAACAGGAAGATTTCGGATATATATTGCGTTGTTGACGGACAATTAATAAAAGTTTAAGCCATGTTTATAACAGAGACGGACATTCAGACGTGGATTCAGCCCATAACGATAAAAAATACGAAGGCGATGAATCCCAATGCTTTGGACAATGCCTATTTGAATGCGGTAGGTTATCTTAAGCGTGAGTTGCAGGGTAAATGGGACATAGACAATGCTTTAAAGGCGGAGAGGGACACGGAAGATTTCGATCCTACCCTCTATTATATGGTCGTTGTCCTCACTTCTTTCTATTTTGCGGGTATATCCTCAAACATCAGTGAACCTTTATACAACGAATACAAGCAGGTTTGCGGCATTGTGGAGGATTTGAAGAACGGCACTTCGGTGATGTACAATGCGCCTACGCAGGAAGATCCGGATGCTTACGGTATGGTATATACAGATGAAAACACTTATTTTGGTTAAGCTATGACAAAATTCCATCAGCCGGATATTAATCCTATACAGATACCCTATGAAGTGGGTATAACGGGGATAGAGAGTCAGTATCTCCCCAATTTCTATGATTTCCGTTTCACCCCTCGTTATTGGAGAGAAGCTTATAACAGGGCGATGAACTATTCTGACATGACCTATCTTGACACTCTGTATTCATGGGTGGTACAGTCCTCCCCCTTTGTCGTCTCACAAATGGATAAACGAATAGTTCCCCTGATGAATCATGAGTTTGTAATCCGAAATGCGGACGGTACGGTGGATGATGAGGCCACAGGCAGGATATGCACCACGAAATGGTTTAAATTCCTTGTAAGATCATACGGCATGTCTCTGTTCTATGGCATCAGAGTGCCACAGATAGACATAGAGAATGACCGGGTGGCGGATTTCCCGTTAAGGAATATAGACATAAAGAACAGGGCGGTGAGAAGCATGACATACGATTATGATCAGGTGGCCGATATAGACGATTACGCCAACACTTTCTTCATACAGCCTTATGACGAACAGGATTTCATGTTCGGTATGCTCCTCCAGATATCGAGGGCGATGATCGATATACAGCAATCCTACATGAACTGGTCTATCTTCGCCACACGAAGCTCATACCCTCGTACCACGCTCGGTTATCAGGCAGGGAACGAGACCTCTAAAAACCTCGCTCAAAGCTTGGCGAGACAGTTGGACAACCCTACCGCAATCCTCATTTCCCCTTATGAGTCCAATAAATACAACAAAGGGGAGAGAATGTACAACGTGGAGATGAAATCCGACATGATAAACGCCGCTCCTGAAGCTTTCCGTACCTTCAAGGAAAATATCATGAGCCGTTTCAGCGAGATAATGCAGCTGGTTACCGGAGGTACGCTCTTGGGCTCTACCGAGAAGAACACCAACTCCGAAAACCTCGTTGAGGCTCATTTGCAGCTCTATGAAGACAAAAAGAAAGAGGATATAAGCGGATGTCTTACCGCTTTCCGGACTATCTATATGCCTAAGTTGAGACGCCTCATATCAAATGTCGATCTCTCCGACAAATATGTGGATATCATACCGGATAAAACCATATCCATGGAGAAATTCAAGTTGATAACCGATGCCGCAAGCAAACAAGGCATACGGCTTTCTCGCTCTTTCTTTGAAAGAGTGGGGCTCGATAAGAGCGATTTCAATCCTAAAGTGCAGAATAAGTCATGGTATTCTTCCGCAATGGCCAAGATCGGTGACATTTTCAGCAAGGAAAAGACGGATGAGAACGATAAATGACCTCATATCGCAGGTAAAAGGGCTCGGATATGAACTTAGATTCAATATGCCGGTAAGAATCGCCGAGAATATGGTAAAAGAGACCCAAAGGAACTTCCGTGCTCAAGGTTATACCAATGACGGCAAGTTCGAGAGGTGGCCGGAAAGAAGATATGACATACTGAAAACACCTTCCGGAAGGAAACTTGGATATAAGAAGCTGTTGCGCACAAGAAGACTGTACAACAGCTATAAAACATACGTAAAACGTCTCGGGGGATTCAACATAAAGGTCGGCGTACAGTCCAATGTCCATTATGCTAAAGTGCAGAACGAAGGCGGACAGACAAAAGGGCGTTGGATTCAGGAAAGATATGGCATCAACCGCCCTGCACCACGCATCCCGGCAAGAAAACACGCCGGGATAGGCACAAAAACCATGAGGGATGTTGATAGAGAGATAGATAGGACTATCAAAAAATTCCTCAAATAATTTTTTTTATTCGTTTTTATACTTATTTTAGTGGCAGAATAATAATTCAGGGCATGATAGGATCGCTTACAAAGTGCATAGCAGAGTTTTTAAGGAGTACGGAGGTAGTCAAGGACAACAATATCCCCGTATATACCGCAAATACCGTAGAAGGACGTTTTACGGTAAACACTTCACTGCCGGCAATCCTTATTACCGTTGCCCCCTCCGAAAATCCTACCGTATTCATATCCGGGAATATATTGGACAGCATAAATATACACATCCGGTATATGGACGATCTTCTGAACTATACCATGTCGGAAGATGACGGGATATATGAGGATAGAAGAGATTGGGCGTACCAACTAAGGGATGAACTGTGGAATAACAAGCAAAGCACGTATTTCAAGCAGTTCATGAATGTTAACGGCCTGAATATCATGTATAAGGGAATGTCTACATATACACAGGTAGGGGTACTCGAAAACCTAAGCAAGGACATCGATGTATTCTCTTTTATTTTTTCATGCAATTTGTTCTCAAACCAGCTTTCCTCGTTCCCCACAGTACCCTTGCAGGAATTTTTCATAACCCTGCAAGGGGCTCATGGGGAAAGTCCTGACCCGGGACTCGTAACCGTTACCGCATCCGGAGAGAAATTCCCGGTATGGAATACCATACAAGGGTCGGATAAGATAAAATCATTATCCATTCATGGGAAAAGCTATCAGAACGGAGAGGCTACACCTCTCTCACCGATAGAAATACAGTCAGTGGGTGACAACACTATAACACTTCTAACCGGAGATTCCGAAAATAACGTCTCTTTGGAAATAGATATCAGGAAATCCCTTACTGACGCATTATCAGACGGCATATTAAGGTCGGTATACGGCACAATGGATGAAGTAGCCTATGATAGAACTGCCGCAAAATGGACGCTGCACAAAAGAATAGGGATAAGCAGGGGATTCACGGTAAATTCATTCTCTGCACAGGAAACGAACGGGGATTTGAGATCCGTAAGGGTAAACGGATCTGTAAAACAAGGTTCTGTAAGTCCTTCGGCAACCGTATTTTACAGCAATAAATTCTATTATACAGGGGATTCCACATCCAATAAGTGGAATAATGTATATGGGGTATATACGAATTCTCTTAGATACGGATTCTATATTGTGTATGATATAAACGACTATCCGACCGAATCGGATCTTAAGGCAATGATCGAGGATGAGTCTACCATATTTACATATGTACTTGAAAATGAATCACAAACAGAGATAAATGTGGGGGATATCCCTACTTACGATAACCAGACATGGATACACACTGTCAAAGATGATGTAAATCCGAGAATAGTAGCAGAATGCGAGGTAACGGAAATATTCGATTATATCAAAGACGGTCTGATCGGTTACTATACAGGTCGAGGACGAAGCAACACGGATGAGAATAAAAACATTCTTCCGGATCTGTCCGGCAACGGGAACGACCTTGAAAATAAAAACTTCGCATATACGCCGGAATCGGGTTACGGAGACGGATATATTCAATATGACGGGATAGACGATTATAGTATGCGTGAGAATCCGATATATGATTCTGAATATGACAAGTCTACAATATGTGTTGTATGTAGCGGATTAAAGGGTTTGGATGGTGTTGTTGCCGATTCTTTCTCTATTGATATTCCAAGAGGAGTTGAATTAGAAGATATATTAGCTCACACACATCTTACATTTACCCCATTAAACTCTACAACAATATACATCAAATATTTTAATACTACTGCATTCAGTAATTCATATGAAGTGGAATTGTTCGACTCTGTAAATATGATGACTTGTAAATTTCAGGCTTTATCAAAACCCAATATTTATATCGGGCAAGAAAGATATGTCGGCGGTAATTATGGTAAAAGCCGTGTACATGATGTCCTTTTTTATACAAGAGAACTTACTTATGGAGAAATTGAACATAACTATAAAGCAAGTCAGCAATTTAACGGTATAACATTATGATAGCTATGTATGTAGTACCTACAATAGAATTAGTCCCTTTCGATAAGGACTTAATGTATAGAAGAAGAAACGCTGACGGGAGTAAGACGCTTATTCATAAAGAAGAATATGAGCGTTTAGTGCCCGTTACTTTGTATGAGGATAGCGATAATTATCCTTTGTATTATGGGGATGCTCTTGAAGAGTTGCTTAAATTGGACGAATGGCAAAATTTATAAAGTATGATTGTACAAGTATTATCTAACGAATCCGTAAACGACAGGGGTTATGTGGTAATGAACAACAGCCTCGATTGGGGCAGATACCGCAAGAATCCCGTACTTATGTTGCAGCATTTCCAATGGGATAATCCTATCGGGAGTGTTAAGGATATAAAGCTGAATACGCAGAAAAAGAGATGGGAGGGCATTCTCGTATTCGCTTCTACAAAAGAGGGACAGAAATATAAACAGATGTATGAAGAAGGCTCTTATAATGCTGTCTCAATAGCCGGAAAAGTAGAATTCGCAGAACGTAAAGGGAAAAAATTCACTACCAAATTTGAAGTGTACGAGATTTCTTTGGTAGCAATTCCGTCTAATGAGGATGCCGTAGCCATAAGAGAGAAAAACGCCAAGTTAGGGTGTCTGCCCGTTGAGTTCTGCATTACCGAATCCCAACAGGTAGAACAACTTAGTGCCGACTTCGAC